CCATGTTCAGCTTGCTCATATTCATATACGTATGGATAATAGTTAAAGATTACGATTTCTGCATCTTGCTCAAGATTACCAGACTCAGCAAGGTCGCTGAGCCTTGGAATCTTATCTACACGATGCTCTATGTTACGATTTAGTTGAGAGACTAATATAACAGAACAATCAAGTTCTTTTGCAAGCCATTTATATCTTCTTGTCACTTCGGCGATACGATGTCTAACATCTCTATTATCACGCTGTGAAAATTCAATAAAACCTATATGGTCATCAATGATTACATCAGGTCTTATCTTTTTGGCTTCTTGAATGCCTTCATCTAGACCTCTTAAATTATCAAATAAATGAAGCGATTTGTAATACTTTTTTATAAAATCTAAACCTTTTTCTATTTCTTCTCTATGTTCTGATGCATTATTACGCATTTGCTTGTTTGGTACAGAAGTATGCATTGCTAAAAACTTTTTAACAATCTCTACTTTTGGCATCTCTCTACTAATAAACATAACCTTTTTGCCATCAAGTATCATATTCTTGGTCACATTAAGAGCTAAAGTACTTTTACCATTCCCAGGTCTACCAGCAATAATAGATATTTCACCTTTGGTCATACCAACAATAGCTTTATCAATAGATGCAATACCAGTTTGCACTAAATTCTTTTTTGCAAAGATGGCTTGTATCAGCTCATCATCAAGTCCTTCCATAGACTGATGTTCCATTTTAATCATATCGTGAAACTTCTCTGATATTTTACCTAGATAATCAATGTCAGATGACACATCCTTATATGATGTATCTTTTTCTAGCCTATCTTTAAATCCAACAATACGCTTCCATAATTGTCTTCTTACAAACAAATCATAGATGGTCTTACAATGTGTTTTAAATGTTGCTTCTGTTATAATGTCTCCTTGAAGACCAGAAACATAATAAGCAAGCTTATGACCTTTCTCTCCTAAAAAGTTTGATACCGTAGCTACATCTATATCTTTGTTAGATTCATACAAATAATACATAGCTCCCCAAATATGTTGGTGGTCATCCATATAAAACACTTTGCTGGTAGTAATAAAGCTTAATGCTTCTTGCATTTTTTCTGGGTTTTTAAGTACACACCCTAAAACTTGTTTTTCAGATACGCCACTATACATCTTTGACACATCTATATTTTTATCAAAAGCATCCATCTAATCCTCCTTTAAATCTGGTGGTAAGCTATCTAATCTCTTACGCTCTATAATTAACTTATTCTCATACTTCTTATTCTCATTCCTTAATATACCTATAAAATAATATACATCATAGCCTTTTCCAGCTAAATCTTTGCGTTCCCAAATAGTAATACAATGTTTGATTATTTCGTCGTCAATATCTTGACAAGCCTTAAGTAAAGTATAGGTAGTTAGGTCATCAAGCGATGATATGAAGAGGTCGTTTAAACGCTCTAATGTATTATCGCCTACATTCTTTTGTAGCCTTTCTATCATCTTCGGATAGTTTTTCAAGGCATTTGACCAGCCACAAGCTGGACATCTCATTTACGCTCCTTACAAGGAAGTTCTTTTGGACATTTACGTTTTTCCATAGGAACACGCTTACCTAAGAACTCCCTCATAGGAACTTTCCCTTTTGGCAATGTATAGTACCTCCAAGGTCTTTCGCATCGTGGACAACGATAAGGCTGGAACTTTGACTTATTGCTGTAAGATACTTCATTCTTCTTACGCTTCTCTGATTCAATGTATTCATCATCAAACCACTCATCATCAAAGTAATGCTCTAAGGTCTCTTTAGAGTACAGAGACTCATAGATATATAACCAGACTTTTTCTGCGAATTTTTTAATCATCGCAAACTTCACAATTAGGATTTACTTGTGAGAGTTGCATATCTTTTTGTTTCTGTTCTTTATCCATTGCTTCAATAATCTTTTTAGCAATATCTATAAGAACATTGATTTCGTTTGTGCTTAAATCAATTTTCATAGCTATACTCTGCTACTACTTTACCCTGAGGTGTTGATATATGGTTAGTTTTGATAGGATGTCCTTCATTACGCAAATCCCATATTCTAGCACTTAAACGAAAACAACCAAACTTTTCTAGGGCTGATATTGGTGTAATACGCTCACCATTTTTTAAAGCCACTAGAATCATGTCATTCTGTGTTCTGTTCATCTTCTGTTTTCTCCTTATCACCATCTAGTTCTTTAAGAACATTATTAATGTAGTTGTTAGCCAAAAACCTTTTTTCATTAAGTTGTTGCTCTAACATTTGTGTTTCTTGAGCTATTTGATTAGCTCTAATGTAAGCCATTTGTCCTTCATTACTTAAGTCGCTCAAGTAGAACTTAATCTCTTCTCCATCACGATTAATGACTTGCTCACGCTCTTGTGGTTCTTGTATAGCTTTCATTTCTTGTTTTGCCATATCAAGCTCTTTCATTTTTCCCATTGTTATTCCTCCATATTTAAATCGGCAAAATTTGCTCCATCATAACACTCAGAGCATATACCTGTTTTTTCTTCTTCTATGAATGAGTTTCCGAAGGGAGGGGCTGTACAGCAAGAGCTTTGCCAATCCCTGTCTTCACACATTTCACACCTGTCAATAGAGATAGTAGGGCTATCTCCTTTTATATTATTTCCACAATAAGAACATTCAATTTCAGGAACATATATTCCGTACTTATCGCTTTTTTCTTGTTGTACAAATTCTAAATAACTCATTCTTCTGCATCCTTAAATTGTTTAATCATCGCAATTAAACTTAAGTAATAATCCTGAGACATGATAGCTAAATCTTCACCTCTGTCTTCACCTACAAATTGTACGTGTATTTCTTTTGTTGGTTTTAAGTGCTTAGCTAATACTTTTCTTTTCTTACATTGAACATAGATGTTATCTTCAATAACCATATCTACTTCTTGAGCTAAACCTCTTGACCTACCATCACTACCCCAAGTTCTTTCTGCTTTTAAATCAAATCCTTGTGCTTTTTCAACACATCTTCTTTCGTAATACGTTCCTCTTAATTTATTCTTCGCTGGCATCGTCAAACCTTCCTTTCCAGTATTGCATCATCCATAGTTTATCTTTCATATTATGTCTAATATCCATTCCAGCAAATATCCACCAAGCTCCATACTTTTCTCTAAACTCTTCTGCTGTTTCTTGTCTCCATTTTTCGTCTTGGACTACTAGACTTTTTCTTTGTTGTAAATGCTTTGGCACATTTTCTTCTTTTCTTTTTTGCCAAGCTAATTCTCTTGTATTTAAATCCATCAAACCCCCCAATCGCTTATGTCGTGTTCATCTTCAGATAATCTAATTATCTCATTATATCTTCTCTCTTCGTTATCAATACGTTTGCGTAGCCATAAATATCCTTGGTATAAAAAATATAATGTTGTTGCTACTACAATAAAATCAATCATGTTTACTCCTTTCAAGTGATGCGTGGGAATCTAGTATGAGATGTAGTAGATGAGCTAAGAGGTATAAGACCCCCACGCTTATTATTTAATTAAAATGGTAAATCATCATCCTCCATCAATGATTCTTTACCTCTTGTTTCTGCTTTTAATATCATCTTAACTCTAGGTGTTTTCATATCGTTTCCTTCTCTTCCTACCCACTCTTCAATTACTACTTCAACATCAAATAGAAAGCGTTTAAACGACTCTAAGTCAAGCTCTGGTAATATTAGTTTATCATCCCTTTTTTGAACCATATCCATCATATCACAAAGAGCGTGATAACCAGCATTACTTCCCATATCACTTTGTAGTTGTGGGTATTTTGCTGGGTCAGGTTTCTTAAATCTAAAAAACCCTTTGTGTTTAACATCCTTACCTTCAATATCAAACACTGGTTCATAGATGTCAGCTAAAAACTTACCACTAACTACTATGTCTTTTTTAATATTTAGGTCTTTTACAAGTACACCATTGTACTTTCCAGCTTTGACAGAACTTCCACCACCCTGTGATTTTGGTTCATACCAAGCATCTTGTCCAAATATATTATCTAAATCAGTATTATCCATTATTTACCTCCTTTTTAGGTTTCTTCTTTTGTAGCTGTTTTACATAGCCATTAAAATTATTTGTGTTTAGTTTTTTATTTCTTATTGCTACTTCAATGCTTTCAACAAAAGCTTTGTCTCTACCTTCTAACAATGTCATCAAGTAATCATATTGTTCTTTTGATATTTCTTGAGGTTTATCATCTTCTGGTAAATCTTCGCCCCTGTAAATATAAAGACCAAGACCAAATAAAGCAAAACATTTTACCAAACATCTTTTAATAGAGTTGTTTATCTGTGTTGCTGTTGGTTCTTTAATAGCTTTGTTATAGTTATCCATAACAGCGTGAACTTCTGTTCTTGTAATGCCTTCAATAGTTACAGATACTTTAACAAAACATCCACTATCTGTTATCATATATGGACATTTATGCCATCCAAAATCTTCTCCTTTATTCATAGGTACATCAAATTCGTGAGTTTCCCAAGTAGCATCTGGAAATTCAGATAGAACATATTGAACTGCATCACTCCAAGATAGATAATCATAATTACCTTTCTTTTCTTTGAACTCATTTACATTTATTTTATTAAGTGTTTCAAACACTGATAGTTTCTTTGTCATCGTAGTCCTCCTCATATAGTTCTATAAATTTATCTACACTCACCCAGCTATCTGAATTACCTTCGTATACCATTGGTATTCCAGCTATATCTGGTCTCATCGTAAAGTCTCCGTAATTATTACTATTCGCCCAATCCATTAACATAAGGGCAAAGTCCTCTGACCTCACAATATTTTTCACATTTTTTTCCGTTCCAAGTTTCTTCATCATTACACCTCCTTGGTATTGTGTTAGTATTTAGATGTTCTAAAAGTACATCTCTCTTGCTTGTAAAATACGAAACAATTTCTTCATTGTCAACCATTGGTATATTAACAAAATAAATATTTTTGTCTATCCCTCTGGCAATAGCTGAATGTGTACCAGCATCTCTGACATTCATTTGTAGTTTCATTGCTTTGACTTTGTGTCCTTTTTTCTCTAATAAATATCTATACATATTTACTTGATATAGCCAGTCTCCAAAGTCTGCCTTGCTTTCGTCTCTATGAAATACTTTAACCTGTTTAAACGCTCCCTTCCTACCCCAAGCTCCTGACTTTTTGTATCGTTCACCTGATGGGTCTGGCATCATAATATGTGTCATTCCTAATACTTTAGATGCCTTGAAACTACCTGTGTTTTTATAATCAATAAGGGTTTGTGTGTCTTTATCATAAAAGTCTAAGATACCTGTAATATCTAATCCTTCTAATTTTTCTTCTTGTATTGCATTGTTATCAAGCTCTTGACTTTCTAAGTGCAAGTGATGAATAGTTCCCATAACAGCAAATGCCATATCCTGTGGGTCAACATAATATTCTTCAGTTCTTTTTAGATAAGCCTCACAAGTTCCAGATAATAGTTCTGTTGTGCTTGGAGGTCTGTCGTTTGGTCTCTGGTCTGACATCATTTTTAATGTAGCTACACTCATACAACGCTCTGACATACGACACTTTTCTATGCATCGTTTAAACGTAATTTGTTCTCCATCTGGACAAATAAATCCTACTGCTCCCATACAAACTCCTTTGTTAAATATAGGCGTATTACCCTATCAATCCGTGTCCACCCCTGATGCAGTCCTGAAACATACACCTAGGTACACTATGTCAATCTCAAGGTATCTCAAGGAATTTAAAGAGCCCTACTAGACAGCTCACACCTTATCATACGCCTATACCAATTTTCAAATTTTTCTGGAGTAGGTCGCCAAACCAATGTATTTGCAGAAAAAATAATAGCTAAAACGTATAACAGAACTTATGAAGGCAAACAGGACTGGATACCTGCAACACTCCTTTTAAGTGCTATTAAATTTATCTACA